ATTCTCAGATTCAGAATCAGTATACGTTATACGTTGAAGTATACGTTAGATGTTATACGTTATACGTTGTGTGGACCACGTACGTATACATACAAACTCCTATATAGTATCGATTTGACTTACGTCCACTATAGGTATAGTGTACACCAATGTACCCAATAGTGTATGGTCCCCCTCTTGCAAGGGGGGGACGTGCGTACGCCCGTCCACTGAGGGTACGAGTAACCTTGTCATTCTTCGATTTGCCAAGTAACCCTCAAGTGTAACCATGGACAACGTCAGCAACACGGTTCTTCTCCGCATGATCGAGTTCCTTCAGGGAGAGGTCGAAGCTGCTGCTGTTCGAATGAGGCAGCTCGAGAGTATCAACGACGCCCAAGCGCGTGTGATCCGTACGATGCGGGATGACCTGGCTGACTCCCAAGACCACGTGCACAGGCTGATCCAAGGGTCCGAGATCATCGTGCGTGGGCTGGATGCTGTCTACAACCATGCTAGGGGCATGTTCACGGAGGACAGGATGACGGCGGTCGACTGGGAACAGATCTACCGTGCGATGCTTCGTGCTGATATCGGCTTCGCGATTCTAAACGGTGCGCCTATCGTGGACCTAACGGCGGAGGAGACCGAAGTGGAGAGTGGAGACGAGACGGAGACCGACGACGAGATGGAAGCGGAAATCTGAGCGATTAGAAAACAATACAAATATATTTACATTTCATCATGAAAGTATGCCATTTCTTCGTCATCAGGAGGTGGAAGAGTGGGATAACGACCACGAGAGACGCGCTCAGCGCGAGCCTGACGACGACGGTCATTGAGAGACTGAATCAGTTCTGCATGAACGTCTACTAAACGAGCCGGTTGATAGGCACGTTCAGGGTTGTATGCGATGGGCATAGGGCGGTTCGGTAATGTTTGTCCTAATTGAGAGCAAGACGTTGTGGGTTAGCATTTACCCCAGGAATGCCACGAGATGCGACATATCCCATGGCCAACGACATGCCATAGTTGACCATTCCCTGACCGACACGTTCGGCAATGGGAAGGGCAACTTGCTCAAAAACGCGCTCACCTTGTGCAGCAGCGCCACGCTTAAGAGCGTCAACACCACGCTGCATATAAGTATCTTGATCATCTTCCGTGTGAGCGAAATCTTGTTCTGAAACCATTGCACCAACTGCGCCCATTGTTGGAGGACTATTTGGAGCGGCAGTGGTACCCAAAATGAACGAGTCCTTCTTGGGCAACAGTTCTGAGAGCAAGATATGCTCAATAGACACGACGGAAGTGGTACTAGCTGGGGCGCCTTCGAGGAAAACAACCAACTGACCCCAAGATCCACCGAACTCGAAACTATTCATAGATCCACCGGTGGTGGTTGGAATGTTCCGAGACGTTGGAGTGTTGTAACGGAACGCAGTGTCATCAATCCACTTGTTAATAACAGTGATTGGTGACTGCGTGAGGCTGGAGATAGTGAAACGCTTATAATAAGCGAGACCAGTCATCTCTGCGACAGTACGTGGGAGTTCCCACTGACCACTCACGGTCGTAAGACGTGACTCGGTTGCCAAACCGACATGGACAAATCCAGTAGCAGTTGTGGACGCGAGAGAGCTGCTAATACGAATAGCATGCGCAACAGGACGGATGCCTTCAATTGCGGCAACAACATTCGTTGTGTTTCGGCGATCAGAAAGCGTAGCTACCGTCAAGCCGGCAGTTGCAGTCTGACCCCACTCCAAAACATTGGGTGTGGCGGTAATGTATCCAGATAGTAGAACTGCATCTGTATACGTTGGCCAAAACGCCATAGCACGGATATTCTGACCAGCAATGGTCGGAATAGATACCTGATCAGTATCAGCGTTCGCCAAAGACGGAATGCTGTTACTGTCTGGGACCTTCGCTCCTAGAGCTCGAGGTTCAAACGGATCCAATTGCGCAAGCGCAAACTTGGCCGTTGGAGTCAGTTCACCCGGGCAAACACATGGTTGCTGTTTCGCACGCGTAGGGCGAGCCATACGACGACGAGGAGCACGCATAGTTTGACGACGACGACGAACAGGACGACGGGTCACTGGTCGGCGACGGGTGGAACGACGTCGGTAAGCCATCTGTCTTCTTCAGAGAAAATTCTCAACTGAACTTAAATCCAGTTGTTCTTCATACGACAGTTGAAGTTGTGCAAGTGCAAGTGCACAGTGCACAGAGGCCTTCTAGGTAATAATAGCGAGAGCTGCTGTGCAGTCCCGCTTGCCCGCTGCGCGGGCGCCTAGAAGGCCCATTTCCAAAATGGTCAAGTCAAGCCAAGAACGTGTTCGAGCCTGGGTCTTCACACTCAACAACTACACTCCCGATCATGAGACTCTGCTGCAACATCTCGATTGTCAGTACATCGTCTACGGAAGAGAGACTGGAGCGTCGGGTACACCCCATCTCCAGGGATACGTGTTCTTCACACACCCAAAGCTCAGAGGCGGGGTGGCACGTAAGATTCCTAACGCGTACCTGGCGCCGCGGAACGGCACGCATGAGGAAGCTCGGGAGTACTGTATCAAGGATGGTGACTTCTTCGAGCGAGGAGAGCCTCCGCTCTCGACTGTCGAGGGATCTCGTAGAGGTGGGGCTGGAACCGCTGCCAAGTGGAAGGCTATCCAGGCAGCTGCTCAGCGAGGAGATGTCGGGTGGGTCGCTGATAACCACCCCAAGGAGTTCGTGCTTTACAAGCCTCGGCTCGAGTCCTTGTACGCCCCCGTCACTGGCCCGCTCGACGGGGAGCTCCTTCATGAATGGTGGGTTGGTCCATCCGGCTCGGGTAAATCCCGTGCCTTGTGGGACCTATACCCGGATCACTTCGCCAAGAGCATTAACAAGTGGTGGGACGGTTACCGGCACGAGACGGTAGTCGCCATCGAAGAGTGGTCTCCTGAAAGTTCGTTGACGGCTCAAGCGCTGAAGCGTTGGGCGGATCGCTATCCGTTCACTGGCGAAATCAAAGGTGGTGTGTTGCAGAAGCTACGCCCGAAGAAAATCATCGTGCTGTCCAACTACACGTTGGAACAGTGCTTCCCAAGACCAGAGGATCTTGCTCCACTCCAGCGCCGCTTCACGGTGATCAAGTTCCCGGAAGACGCCCAAAGGGCTAACTTCCGCGCTGCGTGGTTCAATGCACCACCTGATAGTCCGGGTGATTCTTCTGAAGATGTCCAGATGTCGACACAGTCGTCTGTCGGTTTGATCGACGACTTACCGATATTGGATTTTTCCTACCTTATGGAAGAGTAGTCTTGAAGCCGCTCCACGCGGCTCCGCTCGTCTTAAGAGTGTGTATAATCGATGGGTTTGTATTTGAGTTGGAGTTAACTTTTGCCGAGCAAAGGGTTTGCACGGTGGGCACGCGCCCGCCTACCTACGCTCCGCTACGCTACGCTTCGGTGGCTAACCACGCGTCGCCCCCGTGCTTAATAGATTGGATGTACTCGGGGGGCATATGGGGCCCTCCTCGCGCCGCGCCGTCGACCTCCGCTTCGCTACGGTGACGCTCCGCTCTCTCGTCGGTCACGCAGGGTGACCTCTGATCCGCGGGGCTAATTATCAGATTCTCAGATTCAGAATCAGTATACGTTATACGTTGAAGTATACGTTAGATGTTATACGTTATACGTTGTGTGGACCACGTACGTATACATACAAACTCCTATATAGTATCGATTTGACTT